CACGATGCAGATCCGCACAGATGCCGACACGAAGCTGGAGGCCGCTCGCATCGACGCCGACGCGAAGACGCGCGTTGCAGAGATCCAGGCGGCCAACGACAAGAGGCTGATGGCTCTCGAGCAACGGCTGGCCGACCTGGCGCAAATGATCCAAGAGCGCGCCGCAGAACCGGCGCCCGCCTCTGCGCCAACAACCGTCAACGTGTAGGCAGACGCATCGACGCCGAACAAAGGGGGGCGGTAAGCATGGATTTGGATGCGTGGATCACGAAGTTGGCGGGCCTAGCGGGCGCTGCGGCATCGCTGGCCTTCATGAAGGGCACGCTGACCGAGCGCGTCGCAATGGCGCTGGGGGGCGCGGTTGTGAGTCTGTATGCAACGCCCTGGATGACGCAGGTGTCCGGGCTGCCGGCCGGGTTGTGCGGCTTCCTGCTGGGCCTGTTCGGCATGGCTATCTGCGCAAAAGTGTGGGAGCTAATTGCCGCCACGCCGACCGCAGAAGTTTGGCGACACGCATTCGACGTAATTCGCAAGCGACTTGGAGGGTGACATGGAGCTTGCCGCTTTGCTGACAGTTTTCGCGCTCGTTGTGATCTCAACGGCATGCGGGATTGCCGTGCTGTCGCATCGGTTCGATGACACGCTGCTGCAACGGGTTGCGCTGTCAGGTATGTGCATCGGGTCGATGTCCTGCGCCTTCTGGGTGTGGGATGCCGGCTACGTGCCGCCGGGTGGCGTGCTGATGGCGGTCGGCGCCGCGCTGTTCGCTGCGGAGACGGCGCGCAAGATCGTCACGCGGATCTGTCGGGGAGCCTGGCGTGAATACTGATGCCTGGGGCGAAATCCTGTTCGCGTGCGGCGTGCGCCCGATTACGGTCGCCCGCTGGGCGTCGATCTTTGCCGACGAGATCCCGAGCGTCAACCGGTTCAGTGCCGGCCGCGCCGAGCTGGACGACTTCCTTGGTCAGATCCTTCACGAATCCGGCAAGCTGGAGTGCGTCGAGGAGAACCTGAATTACAGCACCCCGGAGCGGCTGATGGACGTGTGGCCGCAACGGTTCCCGACCCTCGATTCAGCGCGGCCCTACGTGCGCAACCCGCGCGCGCTGGCCAACCTGGTGTACGGCGGCCGGATGGGCAACAGCGGCCCGGATGACGGGTGGATTTTCCGGGGATCGGGCCTGGTGCAGGTCACCGGCCGCGCGAACGTGGAGGTGCTGGCCAAGGCTACGGGCTGGGAGACGCCAGAAGTGCTGGCCGAGTCGCTGCGCCGCGACGGCAATACCGCGCTGCGCGCCTCGATCGCATGGTGGGAGGGCAACGTGCCCGACGGCATCATGGGCGACATTGCGCGCGTGACTCGCCGCCTCAACGGCGGCACGCATGGCCTGGACGATCGCCGGCGTCTGACCGAGCTGGCCGATAACGCGATCGACCGCAAAGGCATCGCCTGATGCTGCCGGTGCTGCCCATGTTCTCGCGCGCCCAGGTGCGCCTGGCCGGCTACGTCCTGGCCGGACTGCTGCTGATCGCCTGCGTAGCGCTGGCAAAGCAACGGTTCGACGCCTGGGTCGAGGGGATTGACCGCGCCGGCTACGACCGCGCGAAAGCCGAGCATGTGGCCGAGGCGCTGCGCGCATCCGACCGCGCGCGCGCGGTCGAGAACGATGCCGCCGCGAGGGTGGCGCAACTGGAGGAACAACATCGTGCGACTCAATCTGATCTGGCGCGCGCCGCTGCTGGCGCTCGCGCTGAGCTTGACCGGCTGCGCAACCAGCTCGCCGCCGTGCGACCCGGTGATCGTGGCCCCGCCGAGGATCCCGCCGCCGCCGGCCGCCTTGATGGATCCGCCGCCGCCGCCGTGGCTGGAGAGTGTGCGAGCCAGCTTGTTGAAGTGGCGGAAAGCGCTGACGCCGTAGCCGAGCGCTTGCGCTCGCTGCAAACCTATGTGTCGCGGGCGTGCGTCACGCCGAGATTGTGAGGACAACATGGCAGTCGTCTACCCAACCACAGCAAAAAACTGCCCGCATGATTGCGACGCGAGATCAGATTGACGCCGGCGCTGGCCCCGGCGTGCTCCAGATCGGCACGACTGGCATGGGCACCGTGCTGGCCGAGTTCACGCTGAACGATCCGTGCGGCACGGTCACCAGCGGGGTGCTGGGTTTCAGCGGCTTCCCGAAGTCGGACACCAGCGCCAACGCCACCGGCAGGGCCGCTGCCGCGCGCCGGTAGCCGCTGCCGCGCCGATCGTGCTGGCCCCCGTGCAAGCGCCCACAACTGACACCGCCGCGGCTGTGCTGCTGCCCGATGCTGCCGAGCGCGCGCGCCAGGCCCGCCGCCGCGCCGACGAGGACGCGCTGATCCTGCTGCTGCTGGCGTCCTGACCGGCGTGGCAAGCATGGCAACGTGATCGTTCCACCCAAGGAGATCGACATGGCAAAGAAAGGTCGCGTTACTTCCCCGTCGCTCGCGGACTCCGAGCGCTGGCGCGTCGAGGACGACCTGCGGATCTGCATCGAGTGCGAAAAGATCGAGGCAGACCCGAAGCGGTACGCCAAGGTCAAGGCACTGGCCAAGGAAAAGATGCTGGACGTTGCCGCGATCGCCGCCGGGTCGGAATGCTGATCGACTACCCACCCCTGAAAGGAAGCGCGCATGAGTACGCTTGACGCAGATGCCCTTGCAACCTTGACGCCGGAGGAGCGCGCGGCGATCGAGGACTCCGAGTTTTCAACGGAGGAGAAGGCCGCACTCCAACGCATTGCCGGCAACGACGACGACGACGAAGGCGACGAGAACGCCGCGCCGGTCGAAGGCGCTGCCGCCGCAAAGCCCGCCACAACGCCCGCACCGACGCCTGCCGCAGAGGCCGGCGAGGGTTCGCCCGCACCGACGCCCGCACCGGTTGCCGACATGGTGCCGCGCTACGACGCGAGGCTGCCGGCTGACTACGACGCACAGATCCAGTCACTCCGCGACAAGGATGCCGAGCTGCGCCAGCGCTTCAAGGATGGCGACATCGACATCGAAGAGCGCGACGCCGGCCTGGCCGCGCTGACGCAGGAGCGCGAAAAGCTGATTGTCGCGCGCACGAAGGCCGAGATCTCCCAGGAAATGCAGCAGCAGACGGCCGAGCAGCAGTGGATGGCGACCGTCAACCGCTTTATGGCGACGACCGCAGACAACGGCGGGATCGACTACCGCACCGACGAGGCAAAGGCCGCTGACCTGGATTCGTTCGTGAAGACCCTGGCGAACAACCCGGCCAATGCGCAGCGCTCGATGGAGTGGTTCCTGACCGAAGCGCATCGGCGCGTGCAGGCGCTCCACGGCACCCCCGAGCCTGCGCGCAAGCCGTCGGCTGACGACGCGATCAAGGCACGCAAGCCCTCGGTCGATGCAATGCCCAAGACGCTGGCCCAAGTGCCGGGCGGCGAAGGGCCGGGCGACGTGGCCGGCGAGTTCGCAGATCTCGATTCGCTGTCGGGTGACGAGCTGGAGGCTGCCATCGCGCGCATGACGCCCGCGCAGCGGGAGCGGTACGCGAGGTCGTGATGCGCCTGCCGAGCCTGAGCATTGATCTGCGGGTCGGTGAGCGCATCGACCTGTCGGGCTGTGCATCGGTCGAGCTGGTGCGCAAGTCGGGCCAACTGGCCCGCTTGCGCGTCACGGCGCCGCCCGAAGTCAAGATCGAAAGAGTCGGCGCGGATCCGTCGGAGTCCGTGCCAAGCATGGATACATTGCAATCAGGCTGAATAAGCCACCACCACGCGAGCGCAGGAGTGCTCTCCACAATCTAAAGGAGTGCCTACATGGCTCGCACGATTGTCGGCGTCAATGACGCTAAAGCAGTAAAGCGCTGGGCTGGTCTTCTGGCCTACGACGCCTCGCAGAAGTCGTATTTCAATCAGCGCTTCATGGCGCGCGGCGCCGAGGCCGAGGTGCCCGTCCAGATCCTCACCGATCTGGAGTCGGATGCCGGCGAACAAATCTCCTACGATCTGCTGGCCGAGCTGAAGATGGCCCCGGTCGAGGGCGAGGACAACCTGGAAGGCAAGGAAGAACCTCAGCGCTTCTACTCCGACCAGATCTACATCGACCAGGCGCGCTGCGGTGTCAACACCGGCGGGCGCATGACCCGCAAGCGCACCTTGCACAACCTGCGCGAAAAGGCCAAGCGCCAGCAATCGGGCTGGTGGGCACGCCTGATGGATGAGCTGATGTTCATCTACCTGTCGGGCGCGCGCGGCGTCAACGCCAACTTCCTGCTGCCGCTCGCCTACACAGGGCGGGCGAACAACAGCCTGGTTGCGCCGGACTCGAAACACGTTCTGTACGGCGACAACGCCACGGCCTTCAACAACATCGACGCGAACGACAAATTTGATCTGCGTCTCGTCGATCGCGCGAAGACCAAGGCCGACAGTCAGGGCGGCGGCGCGACTGGCGTGCCGGTTCTCCAGCCGTGCAAGATCGACGGCAACGAGACGTTCGTCTGCGTGATGCATACATTCCAGGAGGACGATCTCCGCTCGAACACCAACATCGGCCAGTGGATCGACATCCAGAAGGCCGCCGCCGGCGCAGAGGGACGCAACAACCCGATGTTCAAGGGGTCGCTGGGCATGTACCGCGGTGTGATCCTGCACTCGCACCGCAACGTGATCCGCTTCAACAACGCCGGTGCCGGCACGATCGAGGCGGCGCGCGCGCTGTTCCTCGGCTCGCAGGCGGCCGTCGTGGCTTTCGGTTCGCCGGGCACGAACCTGCGCTTCGACTGGCACGAAGAAACCCGCGACAACGGTGACAAGGTGGTGATCTCCACGTCGTCGATTTTCGGCATCAAGAAGGTCACGTACACCACGGACATCGGCGCCCAGGACTTCGGCGTCTTTGCGCTGGACACCGCCGCGGCCTCGCGCTAACCGGCACACAGTCAGAGAGGAAACATCATGCCCTTCACCAATACCAACGATTACCTCACCGGCCGCTCGCCGGCGCAGATTCCGAGCGGGATCGAACTGGTCGCCAACCGATCGACAATCTCGCTGGTGGCCGCCGACCTGGACGCGAACGACGCCGGCACCGTGGCAATCCTGCCGGCTGGCTGCGTGCCGGTCGGCCTGGTCTACGACTCGGACGGCCTGGACAGCAACGCCACCCCGACAATCACCGCGTCGGTCGGTCTGATGAACGCTGCCGACACGGATCTGGCAAGCGTGTGGGCCTCGGGCATCACCGCCAGCCGCGACGGCACGTCGGTAATCGTTGCGCTCAGCTCCGCCGCAATGCGCTTGGCGCCGTCGCAAGCGGATCGCCGGATCGGCGTCAAGTTCACGGCCGCCGCCGCGAGCAAGGCTGCGGGCGTCGTGGGGCTGACCCTGATGTACCGCTACGAGCCGTAAACGGTTGTCTCCTCAGTTGGCGCAGTTGAGCGCCTTGAAGGGTGGAGTTCACTCCCCCCTTTTTTTCGGAGAAGCACATGAAGCTGCAAACCTCGATCCCCCCGCGCCGCGACGGCACGGTGCGTGTGCCGGCCGACAACGGCGAGACGTTCGTTTTCACGCCGGACGAGTCGGGCGAGCTGACCGCCGACGTGACCTGCGAGCCGACCATCAAGCGCCTGCTGGCCGGCGGTCTGTTCTTCCCGGCCGACCCTGCCGACTTCGACGCTGCCCTGAAACTGGCCCAGCCGCCGCCGCCCGCCGCCGAGGATCCGCCGGCCGATAGGGATGACGACCCGATCAAACCGAACGCGCTGCCGGTCGAGGCCAACACGCCGCCGGTGCCGTTGCGTGCGGGCAAGAAGTCGAAGAAGGCCGACGAGTAACGCCCGGAGCTGGCCGTGGCCGCACTGAGCGCGCTCTACCCGGACATCCTGCCCTACGTGCCGGGCTGTCCCGACCCGATGCTGGATCAGGAAATCCGGCGCGCAGCGCGCGAGTTCTGCCACCGCGCCCGGCCCTGGCTCGTCTGGCTGTCGGAGATCACGACGGTGGCGGGCGTGCGCTCATATCATGCGATCACGCTGCCGGTTGACGCCGAGGTGTTCCGCATCCAGCGCGCCACACTGGATGACCAGCCGATCGACGTGCTGGTGTACGCCGAGCATGAAGCCGACCCCGCCACGGTGCCCGGTCAATGGCCCGGCGTGGTGTCGCGCGATCGGCAGAACGTAATCCTGATGCGCGACCCGGCCGCCGGCCAGAAGATCAAGCTCCAGGCCGTGCTGGCGCCCAGTCCGACCGCGACCACGCTGGACGACACGCTCGTTGCCCAGTTCGGCGCGGCGATCGTGGAGGGCGCGAAGTACCGGCTGATGCGCGTACCTGGCCCGCTGCACAAACCGCAGTCGGCCGAGGAGGCGCGATTGCTGTTCGAGATCGCCATCGGCGCCGCAAGCCATGCGGCGCATCGCAGCCAAACGAATACCACGCCGCGCGCGAGCGTGAAGTGGTGCTGAATCCGTGGGAGCCTGACATGCCGCTGACCGCGCAATCCATCATCCGCCGCTGCGCCATCACGCTGCAAGACACGACCTCGATTCGCTGGCCTGCCGACGAGCTGGTGCGCTACCTGAACGACGGGCAGCGCGAGATCATCATCCATCGGCCGGACGCGATGACGACCAACGCATCGCTGACGTTGAGCGCGGGGACGAAGCAATCGCTCCCGGCGGGCGGCACGAAGCTGATCGACGTAGTGCGCAACACCGGCGGCAACAAGCGGGCGGTGCGCCTGGTGGCGCGCGAGATCCTGGACGCGCAAAGCCCCGGCTGGCACAACCTGACCGGCGCGACGGAGATCGTTCACTACATGTTCGACCCGCGCGACCCGACCGTCTTCTACGTGTACCCGCCGGCCAAGGGATGGGGCGAATCGCTGGAGATCATCTACTCGGCACTGCCGGCCGATGTCACCGAGCCGGCGGCGGGCACCGACTACACGGCCGTGGACGGCAACATCAGCGTGCCAGACATCCACGGCAATGCCTTGCAGGACTACATCCTGTTCCGCGCCTACCTCAAAAACTCGGAGTACGCCGGCAACGCTGCGCGCGCGACCGCGCACTACGGCGCCTTTGCCAACGCGCTGGGCATCGAGATCAAGGCGACCGTGGCCGTTGCGCCCACCTCGCGGGGCAACCCGGCCGCTCCTGGCGCTGCCGCGGCGGTGGCCGGCGGCGCGGGCTGATGCGGTGAGCTGTGACTGTCCTGCGCCTGGCCGGCTTTGCCGGAGAAAACCGCGCCCTGCACCCGACGCTGCTGCCTGACGCGGTCGGGACGGTCAGCCGCAATCAGAAGCCGGGGCGGGGCGATTTGCGCCCCTGGCAGACGCCGCTGAACGTGGCGACGGTGCCGTCCGGGCGTAACACGATCTACCGGATGGGCCGCGATGTCGCCAGCGACTCGCAATACTGGCTGAGCTGGTCTGGCGTCGTCCATGCGGTGCGCGGGTTCGACCCCGACGACACGACCGAGCGCACCTACTACAGCGGCGACGGGGCGCCCAAGGTCTCGGACAACACGATCGGCCTGGCCAGCGCGCCGTATCCGACCAGCAATCGCCCGCTGGGCATCCCGGCGCCGGTGGCTGCGCCGACCGTGACGGCGGCGGGCGGTGGTGTGGGCGAGCTGACGACCGCGTATTTCGTCTACACGTACATCAACGACTGGGGCTGGGAATCGGCGCCGTCCCCGGTGAGCGCGGCCAACACGCGCAAGTCGGACGACACCGCGACGATCAATGGGTTTTCGACGGTGCCTGCCGGCAACTACGGCGTGACGGCCATCCGGATCTACCGGACGGCCACCGGCGCCAGCGGCGCGACCGAGTTTTTCTTTCTGCGCGAGATTGCAATCGGCGCGACCAGCACGACCGACGACAACCGCGCGCTGGGCGAGGTGCTGGAGACGACGACCTGGTTGCCGGCGCCTGGCGTGCCCCGTGGCGGCGCCGTTGGCGGATCCGAGGCGAACCTGACATTCCTCACGTCCCTGTGGAACGGGATGCTGGCCGGGATCTGCAACAACCGCGTGCGCTTCTGCGAACCCTATGTGGCCTACGCCTGGCCGGACGAATACGACGTGACGCCGCCGGACGCGAAACCGGTGGCGCTGGGCGTCTTCGGCCAGCGGATGCTGGTGCTGACGACGGGCCGGCCGCTGATCGTGGCCGGCTCCAGCCCGGACAGCCTCGACCAGCAGCCGATGGAGATCCCGCAGGGCTGCGTTGCGGCGCGCTCCGTGGTCAGCATGGGCAACGGCGTGGCCTGGGCATCGGAAGACGGCTTGTGATGGTTCGGCGCTGCCGGCGGGCGGATCCTGACTGCCGGCGTGATGACGCGCAAGGACTGGCAAGCGCTGGTGCCGAGTTCGATCATCGGCCGCCAGTACGAAGGGCTGTACTTCGGAAGCTATTCGACCGACGGCGGGACGACGCGCCTGGGCTTCATGCTCGACCCGTCGAACCCGCAGGGGATTTTCTTCCTCGACGTGGGCTATGCGGCCTCGCACTTTGACGAGTTGATCGACCAGCTCTACGTGCTGTCCGGGACGAACGTCCAGCGCTGGGACGCGGGCGGCGCGATGACCGTGCGCTTTCGGAGCAAGGTGTTCGAGCTGCCGAAACCGGAGAACCTGGCCGCAATCCAGGTGCGCGCTGACGCCTATCCGGTGACGGTGCGGATCGACGCGCTCAACCTGCCGGCCGCGACCGTGACGGCGCTGGTTGCGCGCCGGCCTGCGCTGTTCTCGGCGCCCACGTCCACCACGTTCCGCTACACCGCAACGATGGCCAGCGCGGACGTGTCCCCGCTGCCCGACGGGTTCGTTGCGGATCAATGGCAGATCGAGGTCGAGGGCACCGGCGCCGCGCAGTCCGTGGCGATCGCATCCAGCGTTGACGACCTGAAACAGATCTAGGGGTGGCGATGGCCGATCGTCCAGACCTTCCCAGTCCGAGCGCGCCCAACTTCGACCAGCGGATCCGCGAGACGCTGATGGTCTACCTGGGGCGCCAGGGCAATCCGCTCGACCGCGGCCTGACCATGCGCGACCTGGTTGAGGCGGGCGTGATCGAGGTTCGGCCAGGCTTCACGCTGAACAACAGCGGCGCGCAGCCGCCGATTCGGCCGGGGCCGGCGGTCAGTGGCGATCCAACCCCTGACTTCACCCCGCCGCCAACGCCGACCGGCTTTGCGGTCATCGCCAGCCTGACCAACATCTTCGTCGAGCATGACAACCCGACGTTCACGCAGGGGCGCGGCCATCTGCGCACGCGGGTCTTCGGCGCGAAGTATGTCAGCGGCCCGCTGCCGACGATTGCCAACGCGGTCGAGATCGGACAGTTCACCGGCACGGTGTTCGTTTTCCCGAGCGACGTCGGCACGACCTGGCGCCTGTGGATCCGATGGGAGACGCACGACGGCGTGATCGGCCAGCCCGCAGGCGGGACGAACGGCCTGGAGGCAACGACCGGGAAGATTGGCAACGCGGATCTCGGTCCGCTGATCGTCGAGGCGGGCAACATCGCCAACAACGCGGTGGTGACGACCAAGCTGGCCGATGCTGCGGTCACGGCTGCGAAGCTGATCGACAACGCCATCACCGCGCAGAAGATCGTCGATGGTGCCGTCATCACTGCGAAGTTGGCCGACGCGGGCATCACGTCCGCGAAGATCGTTGACGGCGGTGTCGTGACTGCCAAGCTCGCAGACTCGGCCGTGACCTCGGCCAAGCTGATCGACAACGCGGTGACGGCTCAGAAGATTGTCGCGGGTGCGGTGACCGAGACGAAAATCAGCGACAGCGCTATCAGCACGCCGAAGCTGGCGGCCAACGCCGTGACCGCCGGAAAGATCGCTGCGAATGCAGTGACGGCCGATGCGGTTGCCGCCAATGCGATCACGACAAGCAAGCTGCTGGTGATCCCGGAGTCGCTGTGCCCCGATCCTTACTTCGAGGACGTGGCGTGGTGGACAACGAACACCTACAGCTCGCCGGGTTGGTACTTTGAAAACTGGGCGGCCGGTAACACCCCGGACGTTATGGGCGTGCGCCGCAGCGCGACCCTCTGGAGCGGTGGCGGATCAAATGGCGGCGCGTTCACGGGCACCGGCCCGGTCTATGTGTGGTCGGGGGAGATCCCATACTCGGCGGCAGGCCAAGTGCTGCGCGTGCGCGCTCGCTGTCGCAACGCATCAAACCAAGCTGCAAACGTCATTGTCCGGTTTCGCAACGCCACCGGCGTCGTGTTGCAAGACTCCGAGCTGAGTTTTGCGGCGGGCTCTGGCGTGACGACGGGTACAACGCAGGTCACGGTTCCGGCGAACACCGCGAGGATCAGTTTCATCATCGCCAACGGCGGTGGCCCTGCGTTTTCTGGCCTGATCGGTTTGTCTGAGATCAAGGTTGACGCCGCCGCTTCGGCGGACGTGATCGTCGATGGCGCGGTGATCGCAAACAAGATCGCCACCAACGCGATCACCACGGACAAGATCGCCGCCAACGCGGTTGCCGCCGGCAAGATCGCAGCCAATGCCGTCACGGCGAACGAGCTGGCGGCCAACTCGGTCGTCGCGGGGAAGATCGCCACCAACGCCGTGACGGCGGATGCCGTGGCGGCCAGTGCGATCACCACCGCGAAGCTGCTCGTCGTCGATCAGGGCTTGTGCCTGAACGCTGACCCGAACACGCGCGACCTGAGTGCGTGGGTCTACAGCGGGTCGATGGCGGTGGTCATCGATACGACAAGTCCGACCGGTGGCACCGTGATCGAGGCCGTGAACAACGGCCAACTGCTGTCGCGCAGCGCGGCCATCGACCCGACACGCAACTACGAGGTCCGCATCTGGATCAAGCAGCAGGCGGGGTCAAGCGCGGCGTACCTGACGGTCGCGTTTCAGGACGCGGCGGGCACCCACATCGTTGCCGCCAGCGCCGCTGCGGGAGGGTCGTGGCCGGGCGCCGGCTGGTTCTTCTATTTTGGCCTATTGAATCAGACGGCATCAGGGACGTGGACGGAGTACCGCATCAGCTTCGGGCCGAACGAAACCGCGCAGATTCCCTCGGGTGCGCGCTTCTGCAACGTCGGATTCCTTGCCAACTACGCGACGATCGGCACCCAGCGCGTCACCGGCATCCGCCTGATGCAAAAGGCCGACGCCGAGCTGATCGTCGATGGCGCAATCACGGCCAACAAGGTTGCGGCCAACGCCATCGTGGCGGGGAAGATTGCGGCCAACGCCATCGGCGCGGCGCAGATCATCGCCGGCTCGATCACGGGCGACCGCCTGGCGGCGGCAACCATTACCGCGGGCAACATCCAGGCGGGCAGCATCACGGGCGACCGGCTGCAGGCCAACACGATCACGGGCGACCGGCTGGCTGCCAACACGATCACGGCCGGCAACATCGCCGCTGGCGCGATCTCTGCCGACAAGATTTCGTCGGGAACGGGCGGCAAGAATTTGCTGCAAAACTCAGGGCCGAACCTAGAGAGTCCGACGATTCAGTGGCTAAAAACGTGGGACGGCAACGCGGGCGCCGGCACTCGCATTGTTGGCGCATCTCCGTCGGACTGGCGCCCGCCGGGCGTAGGGGGCCTTTACGTTCAAGGCGCGTGGTGGGCGCCAGCAAACGGAACCATCTTTGCCGACATTACTAACACACACCACAACAACGGAGTCTTTGCTGGTGCTGACGCGGTGCCGTGCATTCCGGGCCGCCGCTACGAGTTTCATGCTTGGCTGTCGGCGCATCGGTGCGCCGCAGAGCCGCGCGTATTCTTCTTCAACAGCGCCGGAGCCTACCTCTCTGAATCGCCGGGCTCTGGTGGCATGAACTTGGCCGGCAACATTAACGACCAAAGCAACCAAGGGAAGACGGGAACCTCGCGCTACGGGGGCTTTGTTTCAGCGCCGGCCGGCGCGGTGACAATGGCGTTCTACATCCGCTGCTACGGTCGAGGGCTGGCAGACCCCTATGCATTTGTATCGCAGGCATACCTTGGCGAAGCAACCGTCAACCAAACCGAGGCGTCGCCGTGGTCGGCGGGCGCGGCAAGCACGACCATCATCGGAGACAACATCAAGAGCGGAACGATTCAGGCTAACCGCCTGAGCGTGAGCGAACTGTCGGCCATCACGTCAACTGTCGGACTGCTGCGCACGGCCGCGAGCGGCGCGCGGGTGGAGATCGCCGACAACGTGATTAAGGTCTTTGACACCAGCGGTGTGCTGCGCGTGAAGATCGGGAACCTCGCGCTATGACGCATGGGGTGGCGGTCTACGACGCCGCTGGCGTCGAGACGATGAGAACCCCCACCGTTCGCGGGGGCGTGTTCATAGGCGCGTACACGTTGCCGGCGAGCGGCTCGGGCACGCTCACCTTCGCCAACTGCGCGGCGGGCAGTCTGCGGGTGCTCCAGTACGCCGGCGGCACGCATACGTGGAGCATCGGCGTGAACGGCTCCGGCCAGCCAGTGATCAATTACTCGGCCTACACACCGGCTGGCAGCGCGTTTGCGGCTGCGACCGGGCTGATGGTGTTTACTGTGGACCCGACCATCGAGTCGCACGGGCTGATCGCCAACAACCTGTCGGGCGAGCGCGTGTTTGACACCACGTTCGCCAAGCCGGAGTTCCTCGGCAAGTTCACCCTGTCGGCCAACGGGAGCGCAGCCGCGATACAGAACGCGGGGTGGTGCCGGCAGAACTACCAGAGCAGTCTGCAATCAGTCGGCGCGGGCCGCACGCGGATCATCTTTTACGATCTTCTGGACACCGGCGCGCAGGATGTCTACTACGCGCCGACGCAGAACTTTCTTTCACCGGGGCAGGCGAACTACTACTGCGGCGTCAACGTGTATTACCCGACCGGCGCGAGCTGGGCGGTGCCCACGGCCTACGTGTTCGCCATTGACGGGCTGACAGCGGCGGGCAGCGGATGGGGCTTGCAAGTGTTCAACGGCGCTGGGCAGCTCACTTTCGAGGCGAGCAAGCCGCACATGTCGATTCGGGAAATCGGCGGCACCTATGCCTTCCCGCCGTTCTCGTTTCCCAACTACGGATTTGTGCCAGACACGTTCTCGCTGCCATCGCTGCCGTCAAGCCCGGCGACGTTCTTGGCAGGCTTTGGCGTGGAGAAATGGATCCCGACCGGGCCGCAGTCAAGCATCGGTGAGAGATACGAAGCGGCGTTTCGGCGCTCAGGCAGCACGCTGTGCACCCGCATCTTTTTTGTTGCGACGTTTCTGGAGGACGCAGCGTTCTCAGGGTTCAACGAATACGGCACGCGAGGAAACATCGTGATGCCGTTTATCAACGGTAGTGCCTACTAGGAGAACCAGCATGGCAATGCAAAAACCCATCGAGTTCCCGTCCGGCGTCGTGGCCGAGTACCACCGCATCTTGCGGGCCAACGCCGATTTCGTCTCCCATCCCGGCAAGACGCTGGTGACGGTGGAGATCGGCTGCTACTTGAACAAAGAGGCGCGCGACGCCGGCAAGCAGCCGGTGATGACCGAGATGCGCACGGTGTTGATCGAGGGCCAGGAGCCGACCCGCGAGGCGGTCTACGGCTGGCTGTCGCAGCCGGTGCGCAAGTTGCAGATCATGACGCCGATGCCCCGCGAGGGCGGGATCATCGAGAACGTGCTCATCGAGGTCGAAGACCCGACTTCGATCACCGGATTCAACGGCGCGGATCTCGTCTGAGGCGTGGCAAGCATGGCAGGCTGGCCGAATGTTCAATACTACCCACAGCCTCGACTACGACCTGCTGCGGGTCACGGACTTCATGCGCCAGTACCTCCCCGGCCTGAAAGCAGTTGAAGGGGCGGTGGCCATCGGCTTGCCGCGTGATGGGCGCCTGGTGGCTGGCGTGCTGTACGAAAACTTCAACGGCCCGAACATCTGGATGCACGTCGCCGCGGAGCCCGGCCGGCGCTGGATGACGCGCGCGTACCTGGAAGCGGTATTCGCGTACCCGTTCTTGGTGGCCGGCGTGCAACGGCTGTGGGGCTACGTCAACGCAACGAACATCGAGGCGCGGCGCTTCGATGAACACCTGGGGTTCCGGGAACATGCCC